CTTGCATCATCTGCCGATAATCCGGCTAAAATACGATATTTAGATTCTACTGCCATTGTGGTTACCTCCTAGATCAAATTAATTACGCTTTTGCAGTTACAGTTACGATGCCTGCTTTCTTAGCCAGATAGTTGGAATCGCATTCAACGATAACAATTTCCTTGCCGGTTGCAGCCGTAATATCGCTAGTTCCATCCCATGCAGAATACAATTTAACGTTCTGCTCATAGTTAGGAAGTGTTGCATTGTCAGCTACTTTGTATTTGTAGATATTTCCTGCGGTTAAGGTTGGGCTAACTGTAATCTTTGTATCACCAGTAGCAGTTCCAGCCACGGAAGTTACAGTTAAGTTATCAAGTTCCCCACCTGCATCTTCTGCGGTGCCTGTTGCTAATAGATATACGGAATCCATTCTTTCATAAGATGGAAGTAATGTTTCAGCAACGGTTGTTTCAGTCTGCATACCAGAATTGTAAGTAGTCTGAACGGCTACTGCTACACCAGAAGGAAGAATTGTTACATCTACAATCTTTGCTTCCATTTGTGCAAGTTCCTCTGGTGTCATACCAAACCAAGTATTTCCTAATTTACCTTCTGGTAAAAATGCAACATATCCATTCGGAACAAATGATTTTGTTGTTCCATCTTCTTCTTTGAATTTCTTTTTGTATACAATAATTTCAACACCAGGGAAAAGATTGCTTACAAGTGTCTTAACGATCTCGCTAGTCATAAATACAGTTGCCGTTAAGTTCTGTGCCAGCACCGCATTCTTAACTTGGTCTGTTGCCATCATGAGGTTTAATTCAGCCTGTGACATTAACAAATAACGAATAGGTTCATTTGCATTTTCGACAATATTCTGAATATCAGTTAACGGCTTAGCCGTTGCAGTGTTTGCCCATTGTGCGCCACCAGATAAATCAGTTCTATTTTTAGCTGCCCATGTTCCGTCTGGATCATAATTATATGACCATGTAACTTTGTTAGCAGATATGTAAATCGCTGGACCAGCAGTTTCTGGGAATAAAAGTTGCATTCTCATTCGCTCTGGTACAACGTCTGCTGCATCCGTAAGTGTTTTTACATCATTAAAGATATTATTTACAACATCTTTCACAAAAGGAGATGTAATATCGCTTAATTTTGCAAGTTCAATTCTGTCCTTTTCTGAAATAGTCATGGATTCACGGAAAAATGCCATTTCTTCCTTGTTAATCCCAAATCCTTTTCGAGTGCGGATAGTGGATTTTGCATCAAACCCACTTGGAGCAAGGGAAACTGGAAGCCCACTAGCAGTCTTGAGCCACTTTAATTCGATGGACGCTTTTCTTTGGTTAGGAAACCATGCGGTTCCAAGATATGGAATGGCATTGCTTGCTTCATTTTGATTGAAAACCGCAATTGCTCCGGAATCAAATACTTGATCTAATTTAATCATTCTTTTCTACCCCCTATTCAAATACAATCATTGGAAGCGCTGTTTTGGCTGCACTTGCGATTGCTGTTCCGTAATGTGCCGTGATCTTTGCATTATCCACATAGGCTTTCTTTAATAAAGTTCCTTGTGGTCTTTCCTTGAGTACATCATCTTTTAAAATACCAATGCATGTACCATCATTTTTTATGGTTCCATCTGCTGCAATTGGCGCACCAGCTTTACAAACTCCATCCGTAAATGCTGCGGAATCGAGCGTTAAAGGGATTGCTTCAAATCCCAGTCTTTTCAAAATATTTACTTCATCCGCAATCGTAGTTGCGGTAAAACCCATAGCTTGAATAGCCATAATATTGTCCTCCTACTTATAATTGTTGATAACTGATTCAGTTCCATTTTTATCCGATGTATTTGCTTTGAATGTAGATTCAGCAAATTTCTGTGCATCGGTTTTTTTATCATCTCCGCCTGGGTTGCCATCTGGTTTTTTTGTACCATCAAGCAACTTCTGCTCATGTGCCTTAACTGCATTATCTGTCTGCTTTGTAATGGCAGTAACAAAAGCGTTTGCCCTTGCTTGTGTATTTTCCAATGTGTCGGCAATTAAACCAGGCAATAAGGATTCTAAGTCTTCATCAGTAAATCCAGCTTTTCCTAATATTGCTTTTGCTTCCGACTTAAAACTATTAGCAGTAAGGTCAGCAATCTGCTTTTGAGCATCTGCTAACGCTTTATTTGACTTTTCAACATCCGTCAATCCCTTTTCGTTGATATCATCTATCTGTTTTTGAAGTACTACTGCTTTTTCTGCATCTGCCTTGTATTGATTTGCTTTATCCTCTGCCGTCTTTTTCTCATCATTGATAGAATTAAGTAAATTCGTAATTTGGTCTTCTGTAGGTTCTGCTATTCCAAAGCTGATTAATTTTGCCTTTGCTTGTTCTCTTGTCATGATATTCCCTTTCTAATCCCACACTTTTTAACGTTGTTCGTTCAACATCGGATTCCCTATTTGCGCATAGGTGCTAATTCTTGGTATTAAAAAAAGACCTTTCGGTCTTATCAACTAAATAAATCTTCTACCGCTTATAGTTGGTCTAGCGGTTGGTATCTTTTGGGATGTTGTTTCTCCTGTCTCGGCATGAAAATAAACCATTGTATTGCATCCAGAACGAGTGCATTTTATTTCTACCGTTCCGTTTGACCTACACAATTTCTTTTCACACACCGGGCACCGAATTGTTGTTAGTTCCTTGCCCATCCGCTTTACCTCCTTGCCCTTTTATTACTTTTGGACTGTATTTCGCATCCAAAAATGGTTTACTGTCAATTTCTGCTTGTGTTGGATCACTCCAAAGGTTACAAGTCTTAATTGCTCTACCCGGTTCGATACCAGCATCAAGTAAGTATTTAAGAACCTGCGCTTTGATTACCATATTGTCTGTCTTAGAACGAGTTACCTTAACTTCAATGTCGCTTAAAACAAGACTTAATCTATTTTTAGTTGATAAAATCTTTAATGCGCATCTTAAGAATTTGCGTTCCGATTTTTTGAATATAGGTTCAGATAGCTCGGCTCTTTTCTCTGAAAAATCCCATCCATTCCTAAGGTATACTGCTTGACCAGTATCTCCACCAGTGTTTTGTTCTCTGCTTGGCATACCCTCAACCGTTAGGACATTTCTATAAACATCATCCTTGGCTATCTGTGATTGTTCTTGGTTTAGTTCAGAAGACATTATAGCTACATCTGATTTAACGCCCTGAGGACTTTTAACTTTTACCGCTCCAAGGTCAAGCATTTCAAGGAATCCATCTTTATCTATTTCACAGTTTACAAATTTCATTAATGCTTGCACGAATTGCTCAATGCCATTCATGCGGTCGGATTGCATTTTATTCACTTCATCAAGGAGCGTTATCACAATTTCAAGGTCTGAAATTCTTCTAGCATTATTGGGATATTCGATTATAGGTATCATAAACATACCGTTTATGCCTATTTCTTTTACTATTCCGTTTTTAACCTCGTATTGCATTTTCTCTGTGTTTATGAAGTAGTATTGCTCATTTAATTCGGTCTTTCTGCATTGCACGGAATACATTGGCTTGTGACCGGATTCCGAGGAATATACAACAAATGTATCTCGAGGGTCTTCGCAACTAATACCGAATGGAGCTTCGTCCATTACTTTGTCTTCTGAACTATCAACCCAAATATACCGATAAGCCGTTCCGCATATGCTTCTCCATCTGCCGATATCGATATCACAGTTCCCTTTATCCTCTGAATCCATGAGATCGTTTAGAGTTTTGATTTGTCCAGTTTTTCCTTCATCTGCACCTTTCAGTACATATTGCACTGGCTCTCCAAACATTTCAGCCGTTTTATGCTCGACTATTTCAAATGCATGGTTTTCAACGATTTTATTATTGATTTCTTTACGAATATTCTTTTGGCGGTATAGAATCGGTTGGTCACCTGAGTAATACTTATCGAGGTAGTCAATTTCTCTGCGATTCTGCCAATGAATTGAAATTGCTTTCGCAAGTTCTTTCGCAAGGTTCGTTTCATTTATTTCTTTCGCATTAGTATAAATAACTTCTCTGCCGTAGCTACGTTGGCAGATTCTCGCGAAACTTTCTCTATTCACTTAACTACCAACCTCCTTTTTAGGCACGAAAAAAGCGCCAAACCGTATGGTTAGCGCTTATATATACTTTCTTCATTATAAGTTTACTCTCTCTAGAATAATAAGTAAAATAAGTGTTGTATAAATCATATAAATTTTTTATTATTATTATTTTCTATGAAATGGTTATATAATCACTTTAACTCTCCATTCCTAATTTGA